AGGCCGGTCTGAGTACCCAGCTGCTGGGTCTGCAAGGCTGCCTGTAGGTTCTGGCCCGCAGCACCCATCTGTGCCGCGCGGTCACGCTCGAACTGCTGTTGCGCACTCTCGTATGCACTCTGCATACCGCGCGCTTGGATATCACCGAGCTGCTGCCCGAGGTTGCGCTCGCGCTCCATGGCCGCGAGTAGCTGACGGCTACCACCATAGGTACCCTGACGGGCAGCCCCGAGGTCCTGAGCAACTTGTGCACGGCGAGCGCTGGTGACAGCCTCGCGCATCTGAGGCTCCAGCGCCTGCTGGATAAACGGCGACATGTACTGCCCCGCCTGCTCGACCCCAAACAGCTGCGGACCCTGCATGCCGTACTGCTGCAAGGGGCCCATATTCACCTGCTGCGCAGTAAACTGCGCCGGATTATATTGCTGCTGCTGTAGCGCGCCGAGCCCAGCCTGATAGGCTAGTGCGGACCCCGTACCGAACTGATTAGGGGCCTGCATCCCAAGGATGTTCTGCTGCACCTGCTCCTGCGCGGGGGTGAAGCCAGCCAAGCGCTGTGCGTTTACAGGCTGGCCCGAAGCATCGGTGGCACGCACCACCTGTCCCGCCGCATTCTGCGTGTATCCGTAAGGGATATACTGGGTCTGGAGGTTGGCCTCCGCACGCCCCATGAGGCGCTCAAAGTATGGGCGCGCATATTCGGGCAGGTTCGACGTGGTAGTCGTTACCTGTTGTTGTGTAGGTGCACCGCTGCCGCTAGCCATACTAGACTCCTAACTCAAAATGCTGGGCGGTAGGTTTGTACCCGTCCTTCTCGAACACCTTACGCCAGCCAGCGCGTCCAGCGCCTTCAATGCCGTCACACCCGTTGTCTTTGGCCCACGAGCGTAAGACATCTAACATAGGTGCCTTCCAACTAAAACCGTCTCTTCCACCGCAGAACTCAAGAAAGAGATATTTCTTGCGCGGGTACTGTATGAAGCGCGTAATGACAGCGCCCTTGATGCCTTCATCATCGAAGGCAATCCAAAGCGGATATCCGTAATCGACCACCAAAGAGCGGACATCCTCCGGCTCGTACTTACCCCCTGCGTACTTGAGCGCGTTCTTGAGGTACGGCTCGACCGTACCCCACACCTGATCCACGTACTCCACCGGCACTAGGGAGATATTGTACTCGCTCATGCCAGCCCCTTGCGCACCTTCGTGTCTTGGCCGCGCTGGGCCTTTTTGCGTGCCTTGTGGGCCTTTTCCATAAGAGCGTAGAGTTTCTTGGTGCCGCGTGCATCACTACCACCGCCCAGACGACGCACTGCCTCAGGGGAGAAGATCACTTCATCGCGGGCTACACGGGCTTCCTGCTTACCACCGATGCTGGCACGGACGGAGTCACTGACGCCGTCACCGGGGCCGCGCACTGGGCGACCACCCATCTTCATAAGCGTCTCGATACCAGCGTTGCTGCTGCCGTTGCCAAGCTCAGACACGGTGCGCGCATCAACCACAAAGGAACCATCGCGCATATTTACCGTACCGCCCTGAGCGTACGCTTCTCTCAGCAAACTAGGTGAAGACTCGAACCTCTCGTCAACACCACTACCGCGACCCCCTCTACGGATTAGCTCCGGTTCGGGCTCAGGTGCGGGCGCGTAAATCATCGGCTGCTGCACAGGCAGCGTATAATTCGCCATGATGGGCGGCACATAGGCAGGCGCAACCGGAGTTGTAGCAGGCATCGCGGGGATCGGTCCCAGCTGCGCCCCCTGTCCACCGTAGTCTCCCAATTGGTCCGCCTCGAGGTTGGGCCCCGATACGGGGCTAGAAGGCATAACCGGCGGCGGGTTTGCTGTGGCACCTCCAGTGGTACCCTGCGGACGACTATATCCGAGGCTCTCCAGAAAGGAGTTGATGTTGAGCCCATCGAAGTCAACGAGGTTAAAATTGCCGTACGGCCCCATGCCGTCACTGAGACCTAGGTTATTAGCTGTGGCGTTGGGTGCAGGACGCGCAAAATTAGTGATTACCTCGCCGCCCGACGTAGGCGCAGCACCGGGAGAGGTCGGGTACATCGACGCAGTAATTGCACCGGGGTTGGTCGCATTGAAGTAGGACACAAGGTCCTCAAACCCCCCAGCCGGGAGCGACGCAACACCACCTTCTGCATATCCGCGCTTCTCGTCAAGCGGTATGGGTTCGGGGTTGGAAGGCGTGAAATACTGGAACTCAGCGCCACCCGACTCGCGCATCTGCTCCGGTGTCTGGTAGCGCACTTCGCGCCTGCCCGGGCCCATAGGGACGTAGGTGGACTTATAATCTTCCTCGTCGTACTTCGGTAGCTGCGGAGCAGTAGCTTCGCTAATAGTATTCAAGACGCCCATACCCGCGACCATGGGGGCGGCGGTACCGATTATACCACCGGGGAGACCTTGCCTAGCAGTTGCGCCAAACCTCTCTAGGAAGCCGGGACTATTAAGCTTGGCAAGGTCAACCGCACCGGGGGCCGCAGCCGTTTGAAGCGTGGGTGCACCCAGATCACCGAAAGCGGTCTTGAACGCTTCCGAAGTGCCCTCAGGCATAACTCCAGCGGGGAGGGGAGTAGCACCCGAGACGGTGGCAGCACCTGCACCCATATTAGACCCCAGAATACCTGCCTTGTCCCCCAGCGCGCCGAACGCGTTCTCCGAAATAGTACCTCCTAGGCCCGCAGCACCAGCAAGTGAAGCGCCACCAAATGCGCCAAGGCCAGCCATGAGCCCCTTGCCGAGGTCCCCGGTGAGCGCGGTTTGGCCTACGCCTACAATACCGGCAGCAAGAGGGGCACCGATACCGGTAGCGGCCAGACCTACACCGAGCAGGGTGGGAAGTAGCTTAGCGAGAAAACCCGCTTCGGGGAGGCCCGTCTGCGGGTTGATGGTGAGCGAGCCACCTGCGGCCATGGCCAGCCCTTGGAGGCTGTTCACCTCGTTCGGGGTCATGTGGACCAGCATGGTGTCTTCGCCGCGACCCATGCTCTGCAGCTGTTGTGCCATCGGGTTCTGTGTAACCGACAGGCCGCGCACGGCAGGGAGACCGCCAGTGGTGCCGGGAACCGGCGTACCAAGCTGCGGCTGGCTGGGCATCGTCACGGGATTTTGCATTACAGTCCTACCTTGTTAGTACGCTTATATCGTCAACTTACCCAAAACCAAAGCCCCTGCGTGCGTCAAACTGACTTGGATATGAAGTTAGCCTGCACAATGGCAGACGGTGTACCGGGGATAGCGGGAGTAACCCCCGCAGAAAACGCAATCGGGTCGATATGTTCCATGACCACATCGGTGCTCGTAGTGGACCACATGATCTCGACATATACGTCAGCTGCTTCAGCTAGCCCGGTGAACGGTGTAACTGCGACCAAATAAGACGGGTCGCCAGTCGATTTGCGTGCAGGGATGGTGAACTTGCTGCTGGAGTTGGGCACATCCACCGCACCTGTGCCGTCGTTGTAACGAAACCAGACATCCACAGACTGTGCGTCGTTCGTGGGATTTTTGAACCGCAGGCTGACCGTTAGTGTGTAGATGCCCGACTTGGAAAAGGTGATCTCCGTGTCGTTCGCGCCTGCGATATAGATGCCATTGGTGAAGCTGGTGTTCTCAAGCTCCACTGCATAGGCTTGGTCGAGCGCTGCAGCGGTCTGGTCAGTCAGGCTGTAGAACTGGTTATAGGGAACGTAGATTTCGCTCCCGTCCCCATGGAAAACCCCACCGTAGAAGTCGTCAGCCGAGTAGGCAGAGGCGTTGTTGGGGGTGCGCGAGTCAAGCTGCGAGAAGTAGGTCTCCAGTACGCGGATAACCTGTCGCATGTACTGCGCATCCCACTGCGAAGGTGGGTTGGGTAGTGGGGAGGCTTTGAACTTATCTAGTGCCATCGGGCCGTGCATCCAGACGAGGGGCACCGAGCTGCCAGTTCACACCCAGCTGGTCGGACATAACCTTAAGGGCCATCTGGCGGGCACGTGCACGCACAAAGACCTGATCGGTATAGATACCAACGGAACTCTCAATAACTCGCTGCGAGTCAGCGGGGTCAGCGCGGAACTCACTCCCGGGGAAATTGCGGGGGCGAACTTGGAGCGTGATCTCCGGCGCTTGGGTCTGAGACCCGGCGAAGTCAATATCCGGCAGAATGCGGCGCGTCAGGAGGAATTTGTCGCCATCCTCGAGGTCGAAGTCGTTCGACTGGATAAAGGACTCCATGGGTGCACCGTCGTCGTCCACCCCGACCTCATGGTCGTAGATGTATCCGGCACCTACCGTGATCGGATCAGTGTCGGAGTTGATCGGCGTGTTGGCCGCTACGGGGAGCTCGCGCAGCGGAGTGTCCAGCCATGCAGTGCGTTCGATTGTGCCGTAGTACCAGATGCGCTCGAGGTGATTGTAGACCACATAGGAGTCGTTGTAGTCCGCACTCGCGCTGGGGTAGAACCACCAGACTTCATTCCACTGCTCGTTGGTGCCGCACACAACCTGTTCGGCTTGCCCATAATTGAAATTGGTGAATACGTGGTTACGCAGCGAGCACGGCAGCGTCTCGACACGACCCGTGTATGCGTAGAACTTGTCCTGACCCATCCAGTAGGTGATGTTAGACGCAGACGCCATGCACCTCGGGGACATGATCGAGATATTATCCGCGTACTCCTGCAACCCAAACACGTCGGTCGTGCCGAGGAACTGGAGGGTATAGAGGTTGCTATCCGTCCAAACGAGGATTTCTTGGCGCGAAGCAAGGGCGCGCACGATGCGCGAACCGCGAGAGACGCGTAGGTCCCCGGCAGTGTTGGTCTGAGTCGGCGTCCAATCTCCCGGCGTGTCTTGGTCTGCCCAGCGGATCAACATGGGGTCAAAGTCTGCAGGGTCAGTTGAACCAAACGGCACTGCACCAAAGGCGATGAGGTGTCGGTCCTGCTGAGAGACTAGCAGCTGCATGATCTGGATGGGGACAGCAGAGCCGGTATACCCCTCGGCTACAGCGTAATCCACGAGCCGGATAGCTTTGGTACTCAGGGACGAGGCAGGATCAGCCAGCGTCCCACGCTGCCACCAGTAACCTTCCCCGTTCCGGATATTGGCTACAAGGTCGTTGTCGAAGTTGTCGAACCACCAGTCGCGCTGGGGGAGCAGAATAGGGCTATTGGTAGTACCCAGACCCCACGCATCGCGCCCCCAAGCACCTGCACCCCAGCCGTAGCCTGCAGTGGTTATGGCGTTGCCCGGCTCAACTTCGAAGTCGATGTCAATTGCAGTACCGCCAGAAGCGCTAACAGTGGACGTAGCTGCCGTAGAGACTTCGAACGAAAAGGAGTCCGTGTCGATGACGGTGATCTGGTGGTTACCGTTGATCTCGGTGATGGGGATGCCCCCCACGGTCTGCGGTACGCCGGTGCCTACGACGCCGCTGATAACCACGTAGCTCCCAGTGACCGCACCGTGCGTGGTGCCGAGGTCTACCACAATTGTGGTGGAGCCATTAGTGGTATTGATGCAGTTGTCCGTATCCGGAGTGCTGAGCGTGGGGTCTGTCGTGCGCAGGGGTGTTATGTCGAAGAAGTTACCGGCGACCTCGATATAGAGCTTCGAGTTAGTTCCGACCGACAATAGGTTATCACCGTAGGAGGTAATCCAACTCCACATCTGACGGCACACACCGTCGAACGCCTGTGCAGAACCCTTCTGCCAGCCGCCAAGTTTTTGTGGGTACCCAGACCGAAACCGGATTTTGTCGCACTCGTACCAACCACCCTCACCCGAGTAGTCAGTCTGGTCACGGTTTAGGCCGGGTTTGAACTGGAGCTTGATGAAGGTCATAGGTTAGACATCCACCTCAGCGGTGAGGGTAATACTTGCACTTACAACCACGTTGGTCCCCGCAGAGTCCGTAGCAATCTCGATGTCAGCCGTAGTTGATTTGCTGCCGGGAGAGTTCGAGGTAAACTCAGTGATCCAAGTGCGGTTAGACGTTAGTGCCAACCACGTGCCGGTGGTGCCACTCGAAAACGTGCCGCTCGTTGGCGTAGCCCGGACATAATACGAGGTCGATCCGGTAGTCGGCGTCAGCCAATTGTAACTGTCGAGCGTACCGGAGGTGTCGCCAGTAACCAGAACAGTCCCGTCAGAGTTGACAGAGAAGGTCACGCGTGCGTCCGTCGGGCTGAGTGCGAAGTCTATATAAATGTCGGTGTCGAGCCGGTACACTACCTTGCTCGTGCCGTAGAAGTTCTGGATACTGATCGTGCCCGAAGAAGGGACCGCGCCGTAGGTACCTGAGGTGCCAGCAGGGACATACGCCCCACCAGCGTAATACTCGTCCAACGAGATGGGGTTGCTACCGCCAAACTCGGTCTGGATGTCGTCGAGCGAGAGAGGTCCGCTAGAAGGCAGTGCCATTAAACGCTCCCATATGCAGTGACGTTATTGAGCGCGGTGAAGGCACCTGAACTGTCGATCTTGGCGATGTTGGTCGAGCCATATTTGATGTACAACACGCCACCACTCTCCACGATGGAGAAGTTAGTGGTCACGAGGTTGGCAGCGTTCGTGGCGTTGGTGGCTGTCGCTGCATTACCGCTGATGCCGATACCCCACGTACCCGTAGCCCCCGAGCCGCTGGTGGAAGGGACGTCGAGAGCAGAGCGAGCATTGGCCGCAGTGGTGGCTCCGGTGCCCCCGTTGGCGATAGGGAGCGTACCTGTGACCTGCGTAGTTAGGCTGACGCCCGACAGCGTACCACCAAGAGTGAGGCTGCCCGAGGACGTCACAGTGCCGGTCAGGGTGATACCATTCACGGTGCCCGTGCCAGAGACACTGGTGACAGTGCCCGTGCCGGTACCTACGCCGATAGCCGTGCGGAAGTCCGCTGCGCTAAGAGCGCTGACGGTGTTGTCGGCATTGAAGCGCGGGAAAGTGATCGCACCGGGGTTGGTGATCGTGAAGATGTTCCCACCCAAGGTAGTGGCACCAAGTGCTGTACGTGCGGCAGCAGCCGTCGTTGCGCCCGTACCTCCGTTAGCGATGGGTAGTGTGCCGGTGACCTGCGTGGTAAGGCTGACGCCCGACAGCGTGCCGCCAAGGGTCAGTGAACCGGACGAGGTGATTGTGCCCGTGAGGGTAAGGCCGTTCACCGTACCAGCGCCAGCTACGCTGGTAACCGTACCCGCGCCGAGGTTGGTGCGAGCGGTAGCCGCGTCAGTAGCACCGGTCCCCCCGTTGGCGACAGCCAGCGCCGTACCAGACCAGTTAGTGTTGTTGATCGAGTTGAGGGTAGCGAGCGTACCCAGACCGAGGTTGGTCCGTGCGCCCGCAGCGTCAGATGCACCGGTGCCGCCATCAGCGATAGCGAGGTCGGTGATCCCAGTGATCGAACCCCCCGTGATGGTAACAGCGTTGGAGTTCTGGGTGGACATAGTGCCCAGACCGAGGCTGGTCCGCGCACCAGAAGCGGTGTTGGAGCCGGTGCCCCCGGAAGCGACCGGGAGGGCCGCGCCAAGCGTCAGCGACGAGAGGTGGGTAACGGCATCCACCACATCGGTACCGTCCGCATAGACCCACATGGTCTTGCCCGCAGGGACGGTGATACCAGTACCAGCAGAGGTCTTGACGACGACGCTATCCGCGCAGTCGTTTTGCACGACGTAGGGCTTCTCGATGGACGGCACCACAAGATTGCGGGTAGCGCCTCCCGTCGTCCCCGTGCAGCGCAGGCGCAGGTTGCGCGCCGTCTGCGAGGCGTTGGTGTCCGTGAGGGTCAGCGTGACGTTGGCGCTGGCAAAAGTCACATCCGCTGAACCAACGATAGCCTCCTCGATGGCCGTACCAAGGTTGGTGTTGGTGACGTTCCCCCACGTGGTGTTGTTCTCACCCGTAGCCATCAGCTGGATTTTTAGAGTGCTGTATGTACTCGCCATGTCTTTCCCTTACGTAGGTATCTCTACCCAGACGACGGTGCTCCCGTCGTTCACCTGAACCCACTCACCCGCTTGGGCGTCATTAACACCCGTCCAACCCGGACTCTGGCTACCATCAACCGTAACCCAACTGCCCACCTGTGAGTCATCGACCGGCCCCCAGTTTGCGTTCTGGTTGTCGTTAATGACGCTCCAGATTAGCGGCGTAGTTACGCTTCCGACAGCTTGTACACCAACCAGCTGGACTTTGGAACTACCTGCAACCGTAGGTGCCGTGACCGCACCTGTTGCAGAGACACCCGTGACAAGCAGGTCCTTGCGGATGCGAACTTGGACGCTGGCAAGCTGGATCGAAGCGCTAACACCCGTGAGCACGACCTTTGCGGCAGACGAGGTAGCCACCGTACCGACCGCGCCTTGGGCTTCGACGCCAGCGGGAGTGGCATTAGCTGCTGCACGTGCTGTGGGAGTACCAACCGAGGCAGTGGCCTCGACACCAGTGACAGAGAAATTAGCAGTAGCAGTGACATCTACGACACCAATAGAGCCATCGGCCTGTACGCCCGTGACGGCCACATTGACAATCGACCGGGCATCAGCTGTGCCCGTTTCGCCAGTTGCGAAGACCCCGGTGAGGGTAACAGTACCCTCAGACGCGACCGAAACCGTACCGACCTCGCCGGAAGCAGAGATACCAGTAGCGGTGGTGTTGGACGCTGCATAGACAAGCACCGTGCCCACTTCAGTCGAAGCGGTAACGCCGGTTAGAGCTACGGTGTTCTCAGCGGAGACGGCTACAGTGCCGAGGGACGCAAACGCTTGCTCCCCAGTCTCGACAATGACGGCATCGCCGGATGTTCCGGCGGTCCCAATAAAGACCGAACCGGTAACGCCGGTTACCGAAACTTCTTGCCTAACGGACTCACGGATGTCCGCGAAGGTAGAGGAGGCGAAAGGAGTGAAACCGAACATCTGTGACCTCCTTCCCTACTACTAGACGCGTCTGAGTATCAGCCTATACCAAAACCGAATATGGCGCGACGGTATTGTTTAGGCAGCCCTGCTCGGAGCATCACTCCCCCCGCTTCTCCAACGCCAGCCCCCATTCACGCCACTGTTCGGCAAGAACGGTATTGCGCGTGCAGATCATCACGTCCGCTTCGGGGATGGCGACGTATCCGGCTTCATCCAGCTCGGGCGCTCCACTGGCGGGTTCATCGTGTCCGGTGCTTCGATCCGGGGAGGCGGCAACGGGTCCGCAGGCTGCACCTTGATTGGTTTTGGGCCGCACGCGGTTGCGAGCAGCATAACTGCGAGCACGGTCAAGCTCGTCCTGCAATTTTTCAACGGTGGCATCGTCGTTTCCTTTTGCCAGTTCTTTGAGCGCGGCTTCCTCAGACGCTTTAGCATCACGTGCCCTGCGCTCGGCTTCATCCTGTGCCTCACTGATGCGCTTAATGGTCGCCTCAGCTTCAAGTGCACGCGGCTTCCACCCTTGCGGGCCTATTGCGCCGATCAGTGGCAATTTGAGTTGTGCGCCTTCGATACGCACAGTCTGCACCACTACCAGCACCAGCGCCACGATGAGTAGCCATTGGGCCAGCGATATGCCGCGCAGACGATCCAGCGCGCGATCAAGCACAGTGCGCAGTGGGAGGCTCGGTTCAAGCATCGCCATTCTCCGGGTTGGTATCGGAATAGGTCACGCGGTTGTCAGGGTCCGGGTCGCGGCCAAGGTGAAGCATCACCTCGCCCCACTGCCCCTTGATCGACGTCGCCTGCCAAGCAAGACCAAACACCATCATCATCCCGATCAGAGCCAGCGCAAACCAAGGATCGAGCAACTCGCGCTGGATGTAGCCAAGCGAATAGAACAGCACGGCCACACCCACGACGAACGCGGCGCTGCGAATTTGCTCGGTGCGAAGCCCGATGATCTCGCGCCACAAAGCGGTAACCGGCGACCAAAGCCAGCGGACGAAGGCGGTAAAGCGCGTCATGTCGCAAACCCCGCCAGCCAGACAATTGTGCCGAGTGCGCCGATAGCCACAGCCCCACCGCAACCGATGCCAGCGAACCGCGTGGATTCGTTAATCGCATCCGAAGCGAGCGCAGAAGTCAACACCCCGCCAAGCAGTGCGACAATGGCCAGCGTCCATGCAACAACATAACCGAAGGTTTCCATCAGCCAGCCTCAAGCAGCACATAAGGGATAATGGCCGACTTCCAGTCCGGGCCGTAGAACCGCTGCGCCTGATCCACTGCGGACGCCATGAAGCTCTTCCATTGCGAGGGCGGGATGGTCTGGCACCCCTCGCTCGAAGTTTTGGTCCAGCTACCCTTGTGGATGTTGATGCCGAACATGCCGGTATCTTCATAAGAGCCGCCCACTTTGTCGCGCAGCACAGTGACCGGAGCCTTGCGCTGACAGATCGCGGGATAGCGCCAGTTATGGTAGCTGTAGCAGTACGAAAGCCACACACCGGGTTTAAGCGTTGCCATGCCCTTGCCGCGCCCGAAGCCCGAACCGTTGCGGCGATAGGACGGGTCGGTGTTCGCGTTGTAACTGCTGAAATGGTTGGGCGAGACGAGGAAAATTGCGTCGTCATAGATGCCACGGTCATTCACGCCGCGCTTGCCCATGGTGTTCAGGTAATAGCCACGGATGCCCACGATGAAGAACGGATATTTGCCAGTGTCTAGGCCAGCAGCTTTTACGCGCTTCATCACCTCGGCTTCGCTGAGGCGAGGCTGGGTTTGCGGGATCATCTTGCTCATCTGAACAACTCCATGAATGCTTTTGCGCCTATGGCATTACCCACGGCAGGGGCGGAGTGACAACGGGCGGATTGATAAGCGCTGCGATCTGGTTCGACACGTTCTCTTCGTAGGACGCAACCTGTTCTTCACCAAGGGCGTCCTTTACCCAGCCGATCACTTGCTCTTCGGTCAGGTCAGCAAAGGGCGTGTAGGACGCTTCGGGGTCGAGCGTGAGACCGACCGAGCCGTAGACACCGGCAGTGTGTTCTCCGTCAGTGCCGTCCATGCGCCAATGCACCGTGAAGACGACATCGCTGTGGCCTTCGTATTCGGGGTATGCGTCCATCTGCGCAACGGTCCAGTTGTAGGTAACGGTCACGATTTCGATCCTTTCAGTTCTTCGACTTCGGCCTTGAGCTCCTTGATGGCCTCGATCAATAGCCCGACGACTGCGTTGTAGTCTACCGCCTTCATACTGCCGCTCTGGGAGATGGCTTCCGGTAGCACCTGCTCCAGTTCTTGGGCGACCACACCGCCATACCGGCGCGCTTTATCTTCAAGGTCATTACGGGTGTAGGTCACGCCGCGCACGGCAGAAACGCGTTTCAATGCACCGCCAATCTGCTCGATATTTTCCTTGAGATGAATGTCCGAATACGCGGTGATGTTGCCGGTAGCGAGGATGTTGCCAGAGACATTTAGCTTCTCACTGGGAGTGGTGGTCCCGATCCCGACGTTGCCGCTGCTGTCGATGCGCATGCGTTCGGCAGGGCTTGTCCCGGTAATGAACCGAATACTGGCCGCAACAGAGGTGCGAGGGGCGATGAGGAGGTCACCGGCCACACCGATGGCGCTGTCTCCGGTCGCGATATAGCCCTGCACTTGGGCGGCTGGGATCGCGGAAAGAACGGTCCCTTTGATTTGGATGCCGAGGTTTCCGGAGCCAGCACCTCCGGCAACACTGATTTGGTCACCCACAACGCTGATCTTGCCGTTCGCAGTCGTCGTCCCCACCAGCAGGTTGCCGCTGCTGTCGATGCGCATGCGTTCGGTTACGTTAGTGATAAATGACAGCGGGTGGTTAGAGGATGTACCTACGGCGAAAACCGAGCTTTGCCCCTGCATTCGACCCGTTACTGTCCCGTCGCTTACCTGTATGAAGGCATTAGCGGGGCCGCTGAAATTGGCCAGAAACGCGCTGCCACTTTGTACATTAAGTTTATAACTTGACGCAGTCGTAGTCCCCACCAGCAGGTTCCCACTGCCGTCTATACGGGCGCGTTCAGAGCCGTTGGTGGCAAAGGAAATAATGTCGCTTATGCCGCCGCCCATGGTGATTTGGGCGTTTACTGCACCGGTGTTGCCGATAGACCGGATAATGCCATTCCCGTCAGCGGAGCCGGTTCGCGTAAACGTGAGAGTTGGGCTTGTGACTTCAGCTATGTCCACTTTCGACGACGGAGTCGTCGTCCCGACCCCAAGATTGCCGCTGGCATTGATGGCACCCAACACCGTCCCGCCGCTGTTCTGCCACTGGAACAGATTGCCGGTCTGACCGGAGAGCGCACGGATCGTCTGGCTGTTCTGCCCAGTCGAAGAGGCTTGAATGAACATATCGCCCGAAACACTTAGGCGGTTGTTGGCGGTCGTCGTCCCGATCCCAACGTTGCCCGCGCTCGTCACCCGCAACCGCTCACTGCCAGCCGTCGAGAAGGCAACTGTATCCGCAGTAGGCGACCACATGCCGGTGTTGGTGTCGCCTGTGAAGGTATAGGATGGGGTACCTACCGCCCCTAGGGCGTTAGCAATGCTGGTGGCCGAAGCTGCGCCGATAGTCGGCGTCACTAGGGTGGGAGAGGTAGACAGAACAACGCTGCCTGTACCAGTCGAAGTGTTGACGCCCGTGCCGCCGTTGGAGACCCCAAGGACCGCAGTGCCTGCCGTGATGGAGGAGCCGTCCTGAATGACCGATTTGTCTGAGGGGTACGTGACAAATACGTCCTTAACCCCCGCCAAAAAGTTTACCAGCGCGTTAGCGTTACTCGACTCCAGCACCGTGTCGCGGGAGAGCGTCGGGCCGGTAGACGAATAGGTGCCGATGCCGACCTCCCACTGGGAGCCAGCGTTGATCGTGTAGTAGGTGGTGTTGCCGTTCCCGATTACCGAGAAGTTCTGGTATCCGGTTGGGGCGGTCCCGCTGAGCGTAACCGTGCCAGTACCAGTCGTAGTGGTGGTGTCGCGGACACGATCAGCGAGAGTAAGAGGCATTAAGCGATCCGAATGATTGCGGTGGTGTTCGTTGCCGACGGGAAGATGATGGTGAAGTCGCCATCAGTCGAGGTCTTGTCCGAGCCGAAGTCCAGCACAGCCACAGCAGCGTTCGTCAGCGTGGTGTTTGCGTTCGAGTTGGCCGAAGGCGTGCTATTGTAGATTAGCGCACCGCGAGCCGTGATCGTCGCGTTCGAGAACACCAAGTCCGAGAAGTCAGTGAAGCCTGTGCCCGCCGAAGAGCTGTTGTTCGACGTGACCACACCCAGATTGACTAGCGTGCCACCACCCGCAGTGTAGTTGGTACCCGAGGACGAGACCTCATTCGACGAGGTATACGCCGTGGTATTGGCGTCCAGCGAAGCCGACGAAGTATACAGAGCGAGTTTGAAGGTGTCACCACCCACACGGAAATCATGCACGGCCAGCATAAGCTCGGCCTTGAAGCTGGTGCACATACTTTGGGTTATCGCCATCTTGGCCTCCTTATGCGTCGAGGATCGGGATCAACTCTGGGTGTCCCGCCTGTTTGAACTTACTAACCAGAGTCACGTTATGCGCCCGTACTGCCTCGTGCATGTAGTGGACAAGCACCTGACGGATGCTGTCCTTGAAGGCTTCGGCCTGATCGCGGATAGCTGGGTGTGCGTGACTACCTACGTAGATGATCTTGTCGAGAGCGCGCTCGGCGACTTCTTCAGGCGTGGCTCCGCGCCCTTCGGTCGCCATGACCATTACATTGCCGACGTCGCTGAGTCCGTTGAACATCACTTACCTCACTGGGTACCGGACTTGACCCGACCGATACATATCCTCACGGTTCTTACCCTCGCCCAACTGCTTGAGCATCGCCATCGCTTCGTCGTACCGCTTTTGGTACTGTGCGATCACATCAGCCTCACCCTTCATGAAGGTATAGGCTTCCAGCAGTGCCCCATAGAGAAGCGCGCTATCAAAGTTGTCGCCCAGCCACGACGTACCCGCATCGACGATGGAGGTCGGGTAGTAGAAGTAGTGCAGCTCGACAGTGTAGTTCTGGTCCG